GGCGATGGCGTCGGCCAAGTCTTTGAGCGGGTCAAGCTTGGTTTCCAGCTCGGCCAAGGCTTCACCGGCAACGGCGGCAACGGCGGCATCGCCGGCGGAAATTTCACCGGCCAACGTGTCGAGGCGGTCGCTCAGCTCGCCGAGTTGCTCGGCAGAAGCTCCACCACCGGCACCGGCGGCAGTAATGGCGGCAGTGATGGCGGTTGCCAAGTCGGCACCGGCACCGGCAGCAGCAGGCCCGAAGCCTTCGCAGGTGACGCCGGCAGGATGAGCACCGGCAGCAGGAGCCGGCAGCGGGGGCAGCGGGGGCAGCGGCTCGGGATGGGCGGCGGAGATGCCTGCGCGGTTTTCAGCGTCCAGCTCGGCGGCTTCGGCCCATGCTTCCGAGCATGTCGGGGACCACTCGCCGCCGGCGGTGAAATTCGACGCCTTGACGCCCTCGCCGACGCAATACGCATCGAGCAAAGCGGACCGAAGGCGGGCGGTTGTTACCTTTTCACCACCGGCAAGCGGCGCGGTGCCTTTGATTTGTGCCGACGTCAACCAGCCGAGGCCGGTGAGCTCGGCTCGAGCCAGTGTGCGCAATTCAGATTGTGATTTGCCGGCCAGTTCGGCGCGGAGTTTTTCAATTTTTGTTTTCAACATGGTTTGTTTTTCCTAAGACGTGGGGCGGGGTTATTCCCGCCCTCATTTATTCATTCGGAATATACCCGTTTTAGGATTCAGCACAGCAGAGCAGGGCGATTGTGACGCCGGCGGATTCGATGCCGGCGAGCTGGGCCGAGCTGGGCCGAGCTGGGCCGAGCTGGGCCGGCCGGCTCAGGGGCGGGGCCGAGCTGATGAGCTGGGGCGGATAGGCGAGAGAGAGACCGAGCCCGCGCCGGCGGCGGACTGGTTGCGCTTTGCCGGTGGTCCCGAGCCGGTGCCGTTGGTGCCGATCTGCGCCGTTTCCCCAAAGCTTTCCCAAAACTATGCAGGCCCGAAACAGGCCGGCGGAGTAAGAATCCTTTTTTTCCTAGGGAATTTGAACATTTCGGCGGCGGGGGCACCCCTCGGGCGCGGGGCCGGATTTATAGTATGGGTGTGCAGGATTTTTTCAGAATTTCCAGTTTCTGTTACGGCACTATAGAAGTCGATGACATCCCTGCGCCGTTGTGCTTTACTGTTTGCAGTTACGCTTATGCCAAGGAAACCTAAGTACGACCGCGAAAAGATTAAGAGCGACTTCATGCAGAGCGGATGCTCGTTGAAGGAATTAGCCAAGCGGCACAATACCACCTACCGTTTCGTTGCCGAACTATCCAGTAAGGAGAAGTGGTTTGAGCAACGGGACACAATGCAACGTGAGGCGCGTGAAGCTGCCACCTCAGCCATCCTGAAGGAGATTGAGGATAAGAACGGCGGAGCCGTAAACACAGCGGTAGCGAAGACGGCGGACCAAGTCCTAGAGCGGAGCAAGGGGACTGGCGACAGGCTTTACACTTTGTTTCAGGGAGCGGTCACTGCGCTACAGGAGGGCGACCTGAAGACTATGCGCACGGCGATTGATGCTTGGGTTACGCTCGACAACCAGCTTCGCAAGATTCACCGCATCGACGACAATGAGGAGAAGCCTTTGGTGAACATTTCTGTGATGGCTGCTTTGCCGAAGGAAGTGAAGCCAGCGCGAGTTCAGGAAGAACTGTGACCGACGTAAGCATGCCAAACGGCAGACATGTGTAGTCACCGTAACTTTCCCCATCGTAAACGCTGGAGGCCAGCACCACGTAGTTTTTTTCCACCTGTACAACCCAGCCCACGGTCGTGCAAGGAGCGAGCCCTACGGAGTCCATCTCTTCCATGGTATAGCCTGAAGCGTCATCCCACTTGACTATAGCCAGCTTACCTAAGTCTTTCTTCTTGAATCGTTCCCCCATGGGGAGATGATACCAACTCGGGGGAGTGACGTAAGTTAATTCACCTTGATTGTCTTGTGGCGGCGTTCCGCCTCCTGTTTGCAGCGTTCTGCTAGGTCAGGTCGGCTCAGATGTAAGCCAAAGTAGCACGTCCTAAGCATTGCGCTATCTGACTTAGGGTTAGCCAAGGTGTCTTCAGCTATTTTCTCCCATGCTTTTATGCGGTCAGATGTACTCATTCGTTTGCTCATTAGTGGCCCGAGGATGCGATGTGAGGCGTTTTGCTGACTGACTAGAGTCAGGAGAGCAGGAACCAGATTATGAGCCCCACAAAGAAGGCTAGGCTAATTAGGTCAATTAAAAGGCTAAACTTGCGATTATATAGCCCTAATTGTTGCCGCTCATTTTTCGGTTTTTCTGGCGAACAAATGGATTTGCCGCTCAAAAATTTCGTGCTATCGGCTGTTTTCCTCTCAGGAGAAATATCCTCTAAATACGAAACTCGATTCTCCATATCCCTCACCATCTGGTCCAGCTCGCGCAGCCGGTTGCATCTGTTGGTGTAGCCGTCAGCGAATCCTTCGCTGTAGTATTTTAGTTCTGGGTACTTCTCCTTTTTCATTGGCTTATTGTTACTTTCGATTGCGTTTCAATCCAAACCTTGGCACCGCAAGGCAAGGGATTTTGGGGGCGGTAGATAACTTTTGAGGGTCCGCCTATCTCTACCTCATGCGCGTAGGTGTTGCTCTTGTAAGTCTTGACGGTCAGCACGGGTTTGTTCTCCTCGTTCTTCTTGTTCGATTTAACAACGTGCTGATTAACGTGGATTTTAGTCTTCATCGTACTCCTTACAATCTGGGCAGTCGTAGGTCAGGGAGCTGCCGGACTCCACGGAAAGGAAACCCCTCCCGTGGCAGTACCGGCAGCGTGGCTCAAGAGTATCGGCGTCAATCTCCTTGGGCTCATCCAAGTCATTGTAGTCGTACTCTGTCATGCTAGTCCTTGATTACGGTAACGTGGCCGTGCTTACTCTCTAGCTCATCAATCCACTTGGTCAGCTCCTCAAACCCGCGTATCCCGTACCGTTCCTTCATTGCCTTTCGGGCGTGGTGGAACGTGGCGTGGTTACGCTTTGTGGCGCGGCCAAGGTTCGTGAGCGTGTATATGTCGCTGTGGGCTCTCCTGTTTGCCAGTATCGAGAACATTATCATCCGAGGGATAGCGAACTCAGGCTGCCTTCCTCGGCTGAGGATTGACCTCCAAGGGACGCCGGTTACATCAGAAACGTGCTGAGATACTTCTTTTACCTCGTTCACTATAAGTTCGACCGGCTCCTTGAGTGGGTCGTAGTCTTTGATTAGGTCGTCAGTTGTCATAGTTTTGTTACCTTGAGCTCAGAGCTCTTGCCCCATCGGGCCATTACTTTGTCCATTAGGCCGGACAGCTTCACCTTCTGCCACCAGTCGGCAGGGTATTCGCAGCCGCCCCGATTATCTTTGATTTGCTGAGTAGCGTTTAACCAGTCCTCTGCGGACTGACACGACTCGATTAGTTTTAGTTCTTCGTCTGTTATGTTTTCCATAGATTGAAGGCTGCGCAGAGCTCCGGTGTGAGGTGGGGCACCGGTTGCGAAAGGAGTGGTCGCACTCTGCGCAGCTTGAAAATTCATCCGGTCCATTCCTTCAGGCCGGAGCCGGTAGCGGATTTTACCGACTCGGTGAACTTCTCCCCGAGCCATCCATTGAGGGCGTTAGTGAAAGCAGCGTTCCAGTTAACCTGTAGTGCGCCCTTACTCTGAGCCCAGTTGCTATAGAACTCTACCGCCTTGGCTAAGTTGATACCTTGGCTCTGAGCTATCTCCCTATGCTTATCAGTTGGAGCAAAGTCATCGGGTATTGGTTTTTCCTTCCTTGCCTTGGTTTTGGTTTTCCGTCTCCGTATAACGTCTCCGTCTCCGTCTCCGTCTCCGTGCGCGGATGACCGCAGATGACCGCCGATGTCAGCCACGTGACTGTCATCTGTATGACAAGTGTCAGGGTCTGGGAACCGTGACTTCATAGCTCTTGTGCGTTGATTGAAGTCTTTTACTACTAGAAAGTGGCCGTTCCCGTCTGAGTACCTAGAGATTAAACCGGCAGTCACACACTCCTCCAACCACCCGCTTACTTCCGATTCAGTAACGGCATCGACCTTTAGCGGGTATAGTTGAGAGCGGAGCAGGGTAGGGTGAGCTGTGTAGCGACCGAAGTCATCCGCCACCGACATTAACCGACGGTAGAACAGCTCGCCCCCAAGCGACAGCAAATCAACCCGTAGCGAGGTAAGTATCCCTTCACGGATTATCCTGTTGGGCATAATCTTTTCGCTCCTTTTGAGGTAGTGATTTTATCGCCGATAGTCTCAGCCACCAGCAGTTTAGCCTTTGGGAGCGATATACCCTGAGCGTCTGCAACCGCGCTCTCGACTTTGCCTAACTCAACCTTCACGCAGTCAGCCATAACCAGCTCATCAATAATGCCGGCATTCAGGAGGGTTCCGATGGTATTACGTGAGTCCTTGATGGACCTGCGCTTAGCTCCCTCCCGCAGCTCAAAGCCCTCCACCGAGCTGGGGTCTTCCTCTAGCAGCTCCTTAGCCCTGTCCTCCAGCTCCTTAATCAAGCCCTTGACGGCCGCAGCCTTCTCCAGTGCTTGGCCGAGCTGTGAAGGAGACAGCATATCCAGAGACTTTATCTGGGATAAGGACTCCGCCTCCCCTGCTAAGGCGGGGCAAACAGCCTTAGCCTTACAGTATTTGCATTGTGCTTCACCGGCAGTGAGCTTCGGCGTACCTGTCGTGATACGCTTGACTAGGGCGTTAGCCCAGCGCACAGCCCGTTTAAGGTCAGCCTCCTCGTATAAGTGATATGTAGGTGGGCCGGCCAGAGGCTGAACGATGCAGACGACAACCTCCGTGCACCCATACTTCTTATATTTCTGGTAAGTCAGTGCGGCTAAACACTTGAGCTGCTTATTTACTCTTGCGTGTGGCACCGCCTTGGGGCCGGTCTTGTAATCAAGGACAAGATACCTCGGCCCTTTGTATGCGGTTAAGTCGGACTGCCCGCTATATTTCTTGCTACGGCTCCAAAGCCTTTGTTCAGCATACTCACCGTCAGGCTTCTCACCCTTAAACACCATATCCCTCGCGGTCAGCGCATGCTGCTCGCATGAGTTGCATATATCCAACTCTCGCGGGGTAAGCTTGTCCTTATCCTTACCGGTCTCAAGGCAGTGATGAATCCTGTCACCTGACCTTGAGATATCAGTCGAATTGTCTACGCCATACTTTTGCTCCAGTAAAAACTTACCAGCACATAAAGAGTATCCTTCAAATCCACTTCCTGATGGGTTGCCACCTCTGTTCTCATTTGATTTCCCTACGTTTTCCACTTGCTCTCCTTATCTCGCCGGCATCTA